TTTTGCAGTACTAACTGCGTTATTTTGCGCCGTTGTAACAGATGTTTTGGTGGCGTAGGTAGCTGATACGGAAGTGGATATCTCATCAGCTTTTTGCTTAATGGCGCTGTTCATTTGTGCGGTTGTTGAGTAACTTTTCAGCCGATTTGCAGTATTTGCATTCGCTGCCGCCTCTGCATCATCTGCGTATCCTTTTGCTGTGGTAAGCGCGGATGATTTTGCGGAATCTGTATAACTCTTGGCACTGGATATCGCATCGCTCTTGGCGGTATTGAGCTGTGTTGTTGTGGCGTATGTCTTTGAAACAGTACTTGACAAACCATCCACACTCGCCTTTATCGCTGCATTCATTTGCGTTGTTGTACTATAATTTTTACTGAGGTTAGTACTGATTTGAGATATATTTGCAGATAAACCGTCCACACCTGCTTTGTACTCTGCAACTTTGCTATCTAAAGCAGTATACTGACCGGATACCGTGTTATACTTTGTATTCAGTTCAGAAAAATTTACATTAAGCGAATCAATATCTAAAACTGCGGATGCCAGTTTACTGTACATGGTGGCATTACTGTTTTCCAACTCAATCAGTTCTGACTCGCTTATTAAAGCTGATATTTTTCCCTGCACAACAGAGATACTTGTCTCCGCCGCCTGAAATCGTTTCAGTACCGCTTCATCGCCGTATATATTTATCTCTCTTTCAAATCGCACACCGCCTTCCTCCTTTAAAAAATCCATATTAAAAGGCACCCGGATGGATGCCCTTTAGGATAGATTCTTATTTAACTAAATAGTAAGATCCTTGGGATGTCATTTGAGTACTTCCCAACAACTGAATCTAATTTCCCGAAATATTGTTATGAACATGTCGGAACAACAAATGCAAAGACATTCTATGTATCTACGTCTACGGAAAATATGCTAAGTAAATATATTCCGGGAGGAGCTGGAGGCACAGCTTTATGCGTCAGAGGCGAAAGTGTTATGATGGTTATATATTGCACTGCAAATCGGGATTTGTATATAGGGCAGGTTAATGCCAACAATATAAATACTGGTGGTATTTGGAAATCTTATGAAGGATCAATATATGCCTTCGATTAATATGAACTAAGATATCCAAGACCAAATACCTTCAATCACAACATATTTATGCTCTTCCATATTATTGGAATAGCTTGTTATTTTGATATATCCATAATTATTACTAGATTTCAGCCCTTCAATCCTCCAATAAGTAGGATTGATTGAGTCTTCTCTACGTGCATAGAGCAACCCATTAAAGTATGATGTTCTGACTATTGCGGCATACGCATCCTGCAAAGCTTTATTCACAGCTGAAGAATTGTACTCGGAATCGCCTTGTTTTATTTCGCCTATACTTTCGCATCCGAGCGTCTTACTATTTTGTTAAGTACCTGCTCTACGACTCTTCACATTTGCGCCGGCGCAACAAATAAGCCACCCTTCCGGCCGGCTTGAAACCTCCTCTTTTTTTATGCTTACCTTATGCTATGCATCTCATAAATGACGCCTTTACTGCATCCTGTTTTACCGTAATGTACAGCATCGTTGTATCTGCTTTTTTATGTCCAGCATACTTTTGGAGTTCCTGCAAAGGTATTCCCCGCGCACCGCCATCCGTCAGCATGGTCCGCCGGAACTTGTGCGGATGCGCATGGATCCCCGCTGAAAGCCCCAGTTTCCGAAGCATCGCTTCAATCCCTTTTTTCCCGATCCGGCGATACGGTTTCCTCAGCGACACAAACAGTGCCGGATTGTTATCTTTCCGGCTGTCCAGATACTTTTTCAGGTGATAGATGCACCCATCCGTCAGGTATACTGTCCGCTCCTGCTTTCCTTTCTCTCCCCAGAGCACAATCTCTTTGTTGTAAAAATCCACATCCTCCCTATTGATCGCCACTACTTCTCCGATGCGGCCCGCCGTGGAATACAACAGCTCCATAATGGCCAGATCTCTCTGTGTCTTCGCAATATCCTTTAAGTGTTCCCGCTCTTCTGCCGTATATGGCTTTTTGATTTTCTGCGGAACCTTTACCCGCTTTAACCTCCGGGCCGGATTCCGTATAATGTACCCTTCATCCGCTGCCCAGCTGAAAAAGCTGGATATGTAATGTCTCAAAGTCTCCATATAAGACATGGAGATCTTCCGCCGCTCCTGGTAAACCGCCAAATAAAACCGCAAATCGTTTGTGGTAATATCTGGCAGTTTTTTATTGAGTGCCTGCATCAGCATCCGTATGCACCGCCCATAGTTCTGCAACGTGCTTTCCGCACAGTTTTCCAGTCTTTTGCTTGCTATGTACAGTCTCAGGATCTTCTCCCAGTGTCTCTCACTGACTACGAGTTCTGTGCATTCTTCCTCGATCTTCAAACCGTGGAGCTGCACCACCAAAACATTTTCCAATTTCTGGAGCTGCTTGTCCGTCAGATCGTCCTGCATTGCCGCCACAATTCCGTTGATCACCTTTTCTACCATAGTGTTCACCTCCTACTTTTATTGTAGAGCAGAAGGTATGCAAGTAGTGAACTAAATAGTAAGACAAATGTATTCGCAACGTCAAAGCAAGGATTTTGGGATTTAAACAGTAAATTAAAGCAAGGAATATGTTACCCAATATATTTGAATAATACTGCTATATCAGAACTTACTAACAAAAAATACAATGTTACTGGAAAAGGAATCTTCTTTGCCGGAGCAAGTCCTGACGTTATGTTGATGCTCGGATCAGGAGACGCTATCTTAACCGGAAGATTTTATTCAGATCAGGATCCTGCATTATATATCACTAAAGGAGAAAAAGTATCATAAAATTTTCCATGATTTCCATGATATAGGAGACCCCGATTTGCCTCTAACTGCAATGCTGGATGATCCAGAAAAACTTCCGAATACGATCTGTGATACTACTGATCCATAAGCGATAGTAATTGCGAAGCCATAAACGGATTTTTCTTCTATTAAGGCCCCGCTTACATAGGAAACAGTCGTTTCTTCTATATCGTCAAGTTGCGACACATCTGTCGCAATATTCGACACCGAGAAGCTCTTACTATTTAGTTCATTAACCGCAGCGATTAAAGTCTTTGTCCCCTGATCTAATGTGAATGTTTTTGATGTCAGTTTATTTAAAATTGCTGTTGCAAGTTTGTCGTAATCAATCAGGTATTCCTCCGCTGCCCCAGACATCAAACACTTATCTCCTGTTATCGGTGCCGTCTTGGTAGGCAACGCATTAATTTTTTGATCCGCCATGTTTATCTCTCCTTTCAGTTTTCCACCCAAGTGGTCAGCCGGTTCCCGGCTCTGGTTGTCAGATATGCTCCCGACCTGGTTGTCAAGTATCGTGTCTCGTATGTAACAAATCTGCCGATATAAGTCGATCCAAAACCAACGCCATTTTTGTTTACCGTGATTCCATATCCATAACCAATATATTTTTCGCCTGTTTCCGACTTTGCCCACCAGGTAAACCATCGGCTGTTAAATGTGCTTGTGACATCTTTTCCTGCCTTATATACCTTGGCTGTCAGCGTCACTGTATTATTGCCATTGTCGTTATACTGGACGTTAAAGAGCAAGTTTCCGTCCGTTACCCCGCTGATGTCCGTCTGCATGCTGGAAATGTTCGCCCGGATGCCATCCATGCCGGTCTCAATATTGGTGACGTCCGTCCGGATCGTCTGCATTCCTTCCCGGATGTCGTCTATATCTTCCGCCAGGCCATCCGCATCCGTCAGGACAATCACACTCTGGCTGTCCAGCTCGTTCAGTCCTCCGGAAGAGTACAGGGTACACCGGATCGTCTTCACATTTCCGCTGGACGGCGTATAATTCTTCCGGAGCTCATCGGACGCTGACATATATTTCTGCGCGTAGCTCGTTCCGTCCGTACTTTCCTCAATCTTGTATCGTCCGGAGTAATCACTTAATAAGGTACCGTCATTGTACTGTGCATAAAACGTCACCTGCTTCGGTTGCAAAGTTCCATCCTGCTGTTTCCGGATCACAAGTGTACTGCAGCGCAGGCTGTAGGACACTCCGATCTTACCATCCGGAGCTTTGCTGATGGAGAACCGCTTTTTGATGTGTGCTCCGCCCGTCCGTACTACCAGATACTTGCCATCCCGTGTGGTCAGCTTGTTGCCCTTTCGGTCGGCCAGGTACATGTCTCCGGTACCGTATAGCGCATCAATATCCACCCATCCATCGTCTGTAGTCATGCCTGTTACCTGATAGGTTCTGGTCTGTGCATTCCAGGTACCGGTAACTCCGGCTGATTTTGTGACCTCAAAGGTTGCCTGTCCAGATACATCCACATCGCCAGAATACACGGTCATCTTAGTAGAGCAGTCGGAATAGTCGCCGCCTGATCCGTCTGTGTTTGTATGGACCACATGCGCATCATTACTCAAAACCGCACTGATCGCATCCAGTGTGTCAATTCCATTGACCGCTTCCAGGGCTTTCTGTGCTGCATCCTGTGCTGCATCTGCGGCGGATCCCGCCATTGTGATCTCACTGGACATTTGAGAGTAAACCTGACTCAGATTCTGGTTCTTTTCATCAAACCAGATCCGGCTGCTCTTCAAAACCGAAGTGCTCCCGTTCATTTCTTCAAAAAGGCTTTCGATGTCCAACTTGCTTCCGGAGATTGCGGCGTCATCAGCTACCATGTCGTTGACGATCAAACCGTCTGCTATAGCTCCGGGCTTGACCCCGGTGCTGTCAATCAGGATTCCTTTCCCGGTCGTATCGAACAGCGAAAAGGTAAAATTCCCTTTTGCGTCCAGTCCGGCCTGCATCCGGACCGTTCCGCTCTTGTCTTTCCATTGCTGCGTGGCGCCGGAAATCTGAACTGCTCCATCATCCGACATGATTTTGAATTTATTTGTGCTGATCGTACCGGCCAGAAGATCATTGATCGTGACACTCTGCATGACTGCATTCCGGATCAGGGCGCTGTCAATCACTGCATTTGCGGATGTCAGATGGATGTTCTGCAGGTCTCCTACTCCGGCATTTCCTGCCAACAGGGATTTGATATTCGCGCTTTCCGCCTCCAGCACATTAATCACTGCGTTCGCCGCTTCCAGATCTGTGATCTTTGCATAGCGGATATCTGCTTCATCCGCATCCAGTTTCCCGATCACTGCCTGGTCGATGTTTGCCACATTTGCGTTTAACGTCCCGATGTCGGCCTCCACCGCTGTCAGTTTCCCGGTCACCTGAAGGTACTGTGTAGTCAGGTCTACGATGGTAGCACTCTGTACGATGGCATTCTCAAGATCGTAGATCTGGCTGCTATAGATCCCGTCAATGGTGTCCCCGTCCACCTGTCCATTATCATTGGTGATATTTTCGACCGTCTCGGAGGTATCCTCATACTTCTGCGCCAGCTCATCAAACGTCAGCACCTTATTGGCCAGTGTGCAGGTGTCTTTGCTCGGTTCTTCCGGATAGCGCTTGATTCCGACAATCCGCTGTTTTTCTTTCGTTCCGGTGATGCCGTCCATCAGAGTCACGGTGTCTCCGATCTCATAAGCAAGGATACTGTACGTTCCGGCAGATGCTCTGGACAGGTCGATGATGTCCGCACTGTAGGAGCTGTACGGCTTGCTCATGTCGGCCAGTTTCGCTTCTGCATCCTCTTTCAGGGATTCCGGCAGCGTGTACCGCTCGTCTTTCCAGATTATCCTCTTTACCTTGTCACTGTACTGGTGGTTTTCCACATAGGTCTTGCCATTATTCACACTTTCGATGGTTAGTCCATCTTTTCCATACGGCTCTAACTCCGTGTAAAAATCGTAGCTTGTGGACTGGACTTCCAGCTTTTTCAGATTCAACTGGCTGGTAAAATAGACTCCCTTGTCACTACCAATGGAATCATAGATATAGATCTGCTGATTTTTGGAGTCTACCTTGATTTCTGCCCTGTAGGTCTTCAGCGCCTGCTTCAGGATCTCCAGCGCTGACACATTGGTCATGGAGATCGTCCGCTTTTTTGTGATGGTCGATTCTGCCACCGTCCAGCCGGTCCCCGAAAAAGCAAGCCGAAGAGCCGCCTCGATGGTCTGCTCCGTGGTCTTAAAACTCCGGAAGGCTTTTCCTTCCAGTGCCTCCATGTCCAGCTTTGCTGTGACCTTGGCCGTTCCGTCCGTGCTCTTCGTGATCTCCTTAACTACATACCGGTCATCTTTGGTCTCGATATATCCTTCCAGTGTCAGGACTCCCCGCACGTTGCGGAGCGGAGCAGAAAAAGAGAGCGTCTTGTCATCCAGATCAAGCACGCTCTCGATACAGTAGTCCTGATATACCCGCAGTCCTTTCAAGGGGACTTTATTCTTATCCAATATTTTCAGCAATGCCGTCCCCTCCTTTCGGCTATTCTTCGATCATAAAATCTAAAATTTCCAATTCAAACGGCGTCAGTGCGTCAAACTTTTCGGAGTCGCATTTTTCTACGTCATTCATCGTGACGGTGTTGATCTGGATGTCTGTTTCGATTTCCCACAGTTCATCCATAGCTTCCTTATACGCTTTCTTATCTTTCAGTAGGTACTCTTTTCCGTCTTCCGATTCCTTCAGGCCGTTCTCATCTTTCTCGCCGTAGCGATTCAGGATCTTCATCCTTTCCTCTTCATATGCCTTTGCCGCGTCATCCATTGCGGCCAGATTTTTATTAATTGCAAACCCGATCTTTACCGGAAGCTGTTTCTGCTTGATAGGCCGAATGTTGTTGTAGATTGCCAAGATCTGTTTATTTTTCATTTTCATTAGTTCATTTCCTCCTGATTTTCCTCAGATTCTTCCGGTGTTTCTTCAATGGCTGTCTGCTGGTCTTCCAGTTCAAACAGCATTTCGTCAAACGCCGCCATGTCCTCTCTGCACTCCGCTTTATTTGCCTCGTACAGATCCAGATCCTGAATGGTCTTGCTACTGTTGCTCCGCCCGGATTCCGGAATCTGAGCGGACATATAGACTGCCACCTGATCTCCGATCATGGACTGATAACTCAATGCAATGTTTTTTGTCCCTTTTAATGCCATAATGCATCCTCCTTATATGTATCTTGGTTTATATTTAATAGTTACATCGCACGGCACACTGCTGCTCGTAAACGTGAGAGCGTTCTCTCCCGGCAATAAAGTCGGGAACTCCCACATCTCCGTATCTTCATACTTATTCGCTCCATCCTCCGTGACCGTGCAGGCTTCCCCATCGATGATCACTTTTTTCCCGGCAGACAGGTTTTTGATCACAATGTCCTCCGCCTCACCGGTAACCGGATCCCTGGCGGCACCTTTGATGGTATACTTTGTGATTGCTCCAGACGGAACCAGCTCGATGATGCAGGGCGTTTCCAAGTTCCCGGCCACATCTACCATTTTACCGCTTGCATCATCTATTGTGACCGTCACTTCACTTTCCATCTTGTCCCATGCCTGGAATTTAAGAGACAGTGCGTACACCCACCGTTTCTTAAATTCTTTCTCTGCCTCTTTCAGCTCTCCGGTCAGTATCAGATCCACATTGTCCAGTTCGATTTCTCCGGATCTGCAATCAGCAATGATGTTGCTGACTGTCAGCTCTGCATCTGTTTTTGATGTTCCGATCACGATCAGTTCCGCTTCCACATCAAAAAACTTATGCTTGGGTTCCTGCCCTGGTGTTGGATTGTCGTATTCATCGATCCAGTTTGTAAAATTTACGATGGTTCTTTCCCGGATGGTCTGCTGCCCGATCCGGATTTTGGATCCATATTTTTCTTTTAGGTCAATCCCATTTACTTTCATCTTGCTCTCGCCACCCTTAATGCCGCCTGATTCATAAAGTAGTCAATATCGCTCTGGCTTTCAAATTTGTAGTTTCCGTAAAAGTTGACTTCTGTCGTTCCGGATCCGGTGTTTCTTGTTCCTTCCATCATCGGGTTAATATTCAGTTTCAGGTCTCCGCTCACCTTTTCGATTGCGCTCTGCACAAGTCCCCGACTCTGTTCGATCCCCTTTGCCAGCCCTTCCATAAAATCCGGCATCCATGTTTCATAATCATGTAACGGGCCTTCATCTGGTCTGGAAAAGTGCAGGAATGATCTGATCTTGTCACCGATCCCTTTCACTGCATTCACAATTCCTCTCACTCCTGACATGATTCCAGATTTCAATCCATTGATAAAATCACGCCCCCAGCGCACCGCTTTCCCCGGCAGCGAAGTGATATAAGAGATTGCTGATCGGAACCCGTTGACAACGGCTGAGTACACTCCGCTCAACGCATTTCCGATCCCAGAAACCATATTCCGGAAAGCGTTGACCGCTGATTCTTTTAAATTTTGCGCGGTTTGTACGACAAAATTTTTAATATTGGTCCACGCTGACGAAGCCGCACTTTTTATTGCTGACCAGATCTGCGATGCCGCATTTTTCAAAGCAGAAAACGCATTTTTTGCTCCATTTGCAAGGCCCGTTGCCAAAGTTGAAACTACCTGCTTTATTCCGGACCAGATCTGTGATGCCGCCTGCTTCATGTTGTTCCAAATATTTTTTGCGTCAGAAGCTAAGTGCTCGAAGTCACCTGTCACCAAATCAATCAGCAAAAGCACCGGAGCCAGAATCGTATTTTTCAATAACTCCCAGGCGCCTTTCGCAATCGAAACCAGCCCCGACCAGATCCCCTCCAGAGTGGAGACCAGTCCTTGAAATAAATTTTGAATCGTTGTGACGATTAATTGAATTGTCGGGTTCTGCAGAATACTGTTCCAAGTATTTTCAAAAAACGCCTGTACCTGCGACCATATCCCGGACCACCACTCCGGAATGGATTGAAATTTCGCTACCAGGCTGTCCCAAGCTGCCGGAATTGTGACGGTAAAAAATTCGCAGATTGCTGTCCAGATCTCGGAACACTTGTCCTTGACCGCCTGCCACATATTCCCGAACCACTCTGTAATAGCGCCCCAGTTTTGAATTGCCAGTACGATTCCGGCAATCGCCGCTACGACTCCGGCAATAATTCCCGCCAATGGTAGGAGCGGCACTGATAGTGCAGAAAATGCGCCTGTTATCGCTGATACCCCTAATGATACTTGCCCGATAATAATCAATAATGGTCCCAGCACCGCAACGATTGCGGCAATGGCCAATATTACAGTTTGCACTCCGTCCGGCAATCCGGAAAATTTATTTGTCAGGTCTGTCACAAATTCTGCGACTTTCTGGATCACCGGAGCGATCTTCTCTCCGATCGTGATTGCCGCAGTTTCCAGAGATCCTTTCATTTCTTCGATGGCTTTTGAGGTATCGCCCATCTGAGCATTCGCCAGCCGCTGTGCAGATTCCTGATCGTTCGTGGCCGCGATGTACTTTCTCATGCCCTCTTCGCCACTATTCATCATGACAGTGGCCGCCCGCATTGCATCTGATCCGAAAATCGTCTGTAGAGCTGCATCCCTCGCCGCCGGAGACAGTCCGCCTAACTTGTTCTGCAATTCTTCCGCCATTTCCGATGCTCCCAACAGATTCCCCTGAGAGTCTCTTGTCTGGATTCCCAGTTTTTCGATCTCTGCCGCCGCCGTGTCTGTCGGAGCGGCCAGTCTTTGGAGCATTGTTTTTAGAGACGTTCCGGCATCAGATCCGACGATCCCGGCATCCGCGAATCGTCCCAAAACGGCCGTAGTCTCTTGAATATCCCATCCGGCATTTTTGGCCTGTGCGGAACACTGCGCCAGTCCCTGTGTCAGCGGCTCTACATCCGTAGAAGATGCTGCTGCCGCTCCGGCCAGTGCGTTCGCTGCCTCTGCCGATTCATTGGCCGATAATCTAAAGGCTCCCATCGCCTGCACAACTACATTGGCCGCATTTCCCAGGTCCATCCCGGAGGATGCAGCCAGATCCATTGTTGCCTGCAGTGCTCCGGCCTGAATATCTGCTTCGGTCAATCCTCCTTTTGCAAGCTCTGTAATTGCATTTCCGGCATCAGTGGCAGAAAATACAGTATCTTGCCCGGTCTGAATTGCCAGCTGGCGCAGGTTTTCCATTTCTGACATTGGCTTATTCAGCGCGCCTGCTGCCTGTGACATGGAGTCCTCGAAATCACTTGCCATGCTCACGGACGCTGCGCCCGCACCTGTGATGGCAGCCGTGGCCGGAAGCAAGGACTGTCCAAGGCTTTTTGCCTTGTTCCCAAAATCGCCGGTAGCTTTGGATACCTGTGCCATGGTGGAACTTGCGCTTCCTGTCGTGTTTTTCAGAGATTTCAGTTTATTTTCAGTTTCGATGATTTCCCTTTGGAGAGCATCGTACTGGTCTTTCCCCAAATCTCCTGATTCTAATTGTGCTTTGGCCTGCTTATCCGCATCTCTCAATGCTTTCAGCTTATCTTCTGTCTGGCTGATTTCCTGCTGTAAGAGTTTCTGTTTCTGTGCCAGCAGTTCCGTGTTTTTCGGATCCAGTTTCAGCAGTTTGTTGACGTCTTTTAGCGTTTTTTCTGTCGCCCGGATCTCGCCTTCCACACCTTTCAGCGCTTTCTCAAGCCCGGTCGCATCACCGCCGATCTCAACGACAATGCCTTTCGCCCTGTTTGACACTTTCTCACCTCCTACAGTCTGTCAATGTCTTCCTGTGTCGCGATTAATGGGTACTTGTACTCATCATTTTTCATTTCGATGAACATGTCATTGACCATTCCAATGCTGAGAAGTTCCAGATCAGAAATAGAAATACCGCACTGCACACACCGAAGCATGAACAGGGCGGTATTGACTTCTCGGTCTATTTCCCGGCTTCTTTTTTTGGTTTGGACGTCTGCCTGTTATCGAAGTTCCAGAGATCTAAGGTCTCCGGAAGAATCTCGTAAATATCGAATGTCTCGAACTGTTCCAGCCACTCTTCGATGTCATCCGGCTGAGACGGATCACCGTGCTTGTGGAACAGATAAGAGATATTTTCGAACACTTCCAGAGAGTCCAGCGGAAGCCCGCTCTCAAACTCATCTGGATTGAACGGGATCCCCTTCCTTTTGCACTCTTCTTCCGTCTCTTTTTTCATCTTCTCCTGGATATCCATCTGCCTCTTGAGCTTGTTCATATCTACAAAGATGTCTCTCCCGAATTTCATCCGGTACATGCGCGGGATGGCTGCGGAGCTTTTAAACTTACACTCTTTCCCGTCAATGATGATCGTCTTTTTCATGCTGTCCTCTCCTTACGCCTGTTCTTTGTTCTTTTCGTACACTTCAGAGAACCATGCCGTCCGGATTCCCTCTTCCACGCCTTTCTGCGTCTTAGCTCTGACATCTCCGTTTGCATCCGGAGCGCAAGAGATGGTAAGCGTATCTGTCCCCGGCTCTTTGGTGTCCTCTGTTGTTTCAGATTCCACGTTCGGGCGGGTTGCCGTGCAGTTGAAAAACCAAAACAGTGTTGGTTCCTTATCGCCATCGATCTGGAATCCCAGTGCGAAGGATTTTCCGTTTTTGTTTGCATTTTCGAAAAGCACTTTGTTTGTGTCCTCTTCTTCCTGGAGCACATCTTTCCGGAAAGAATCCGGTACCAGTGCTACTTCCAGATCTCCGCTGTATCCACCATTGGACGCGGACTGATAGAATACAATTCCGTCTGCGTAAAATGGTGTGATTTCTCCCTGCTGTTCCAGCGACAGGGAGACAGCTCCCGGCATTGCCACCGGTGTTCCAAATGTTCCGCCTTCCTCGATCACTGCATAATGTACATTTTTGATATTAAATTTTACTTTGTTTCCTGTGTCCGCCATTCTTATACCTCCATTTCGTACATGATCCGGTAACACTGTTCGTCTTCCAGATATTCTTCCGTCTTATCCCAGTAGTGACCGGATATGGCTTCTTCTACTTTTTGTTCTGTTTCAGGTTCTTTTCTCCCCGTGTACAGATCAATCTGCACATGACTCCCTTTTCTGTATACACGGCCATCCGCGCTAAAATTCCGGCTATATGGCATCGTGTAAATCAGGATAGGGAGGTCGGGGATATCGTCTTCCGGAAACATCTGGTATGCCACCGGAAGTCCTGCCTGTTTCAGCAGTTCGTATACTTCTGATACTTCCATGGTGTTATCCTTTCACGATGATCTGTACCCGTTTCAGCAACTGCTTCTCTGCCTTTTCTTCTGCCGGTCCGATATGTGGTTTTGCCCCAACAGTCCCACGGACTTTTCCGTAAGATACCAGGACATGGCCATGCTCCAATAAGTGTGTCAGCTGATAGTCCGTCGCATTATAGACCTGTACCCGGATTTCTTTGCTGTCTTCGTAGGCCGTCTTTTTTCTCCATCCTTTTGCATAGCTGTTTGTCAGCTTTGGTGAGCTCACTCTCAATTCTTTTTTGCAAAGTGTTCCTGCGTCCTGTACTTCTTTTTTCATTTTTTCTGTGACATCTTGGCTGTATTCCTGCAATTCTCGGATAATCGCATCAGCCATGCCATCAATCGATACTTTCTTTCCTGCCATCACACACCTGCTTTCTTTTCGAGGTAGAGCTCTATGATTTCATGTTTTGCCTGATAGGTTCTGTAAATCGAATAACGGATTCCATCCAGTTCTGCGATTTTCTCTCCCTGATACTCGTGACAAAACATAGTTACTTTTATTTCCGGTTTGATTCCCTGTCTTCCAGCTTCAAACCATTCGGATCCCGACACGCTGGCTACGCCGCAGAATACATTCTTCTTTTCCTCTACCGGGATCCGCTGCCCGATCTCATCGGTTTTATATGTCTGCTTTATTAGTGTCAGTACTCTGCTTCTGTCCATTGTAATCACCCGATAATGCCATTGATGTTTTTAAGGATTGGTATGCTTTCTCTATTTTTTCCATGTCTTCGTTGTCTCCGAAGTATGCTTTCTCATACAGGACAACCGCCTGAAAATACAGGGGATCCGAAAGATCCCCATATACTCCAGACTGTTCCAGGTCCTTTTTGCATGCTTCAATCAGATCTGCAATTTCATCATCAAATGTGTCATACGATTTTCTAAGCCTTTTTCTTAGTTTTTCGATATACGCGTCCATTTTTGGTCACTCCCGTCTTTTGCGTCTCCGTTGCAACTGTAGCTTTTACTTCGTTTGGCCCGCCTGGTACTTTTTTGTCACAGTCACCAGAGAGTTGACATCGATTGCCTTTCCGTCACAGATCATCACAGCTTTTGTGATCTGGTCTTCAGTGTCGTTGTCCTCGTATGATTTTACTCTCATTGCATAATTTGTATTTAACATGTAATCAGACCAATCAAAGAGGAATGCCACTACGGTATCGGCTGAAAGAGTCGCATCGATACTGGTCATGTATTCATTCAGCACGACTTTTCTTCCCAGCAGTGTCCTTTCCGGTTTTCCATTAATTCCGTAGTTAACTCGCGCGATCGGCTGACCGTTTCCATCCACCATTCCGACATATTTCATAAATGTTTTTTTGGTCATGTTCCAAACGGCTCCGTTTTCATACGCTAACGGGAGTGCTGCTTCTGCTGCTACCAGATCTTTGTAGGTCGGATCTGCGTCTGCTGCAATTTCCAGTGCCTGTCCGCTCGGCGCTGTTTCCTTGAGCACTCCTTTTGGCTGTCCGCTTCCGCTTCCATCAATGGCCGCCTTTTCCAGCGCTTTTACCATTGCTTCGGATACGTTTCTAATAAATACGGTTTCGAAAATTTCCAGAGACATCACAGACGATTCCAGGGACATAGATACTGCACATCTCAACTTATATCCCTTAATGTCGATCTGTCCCGTTGTTTTCTTCTGTTTATCGGATGTTGCTCCTTCTGCCACCCATGTTGCTGCCGGTTTTACGGATGACGTTGGCACGGTCACTCCTGCTGCGTATGCGGTTCTTGTCATCAGCGGGAGAATCATCCCTGACGTTTCCATTTTTTCAATGATTCTCCGGATCACTGTCGGCGCGATTACGCTTCCAATATCAGATGTTTTCGTGTTTGCATTTTCGTTTTTTAAGTTCTGTGGGATCGGTGTTCCATTTACGACATAGTTCATAAATGCTTTCCGGTATTCAACGGAGTCGTAAAAATCTTTTTCCTCCCTATCCTCTACATCACCTGCAAAGTTAGTTCTCTGGCTATTCATTCCAAACGGGTGTCTTGCAATCGGCTCGTTATTCAATGCTTCAAAATCAGCCTGTGCCTGTGCGATCGCATCCCATTTTTCATCCAGTGCTTTTACCTCGTTTGTTTTTGCTTTTGCTGTCTCTACATCTCCGTTGTCGATTGCTTCCTGTGCTTCTTTTAAAAGCGTGTTTCTCATTTCAAGATATTTTTCTTTATTCATTTTCTTTCTCCTTTTAACTTTAAAATTTCTGTTTGCATCTGCATTAAAAAAACAGACGCATTCTGTGCATCTGCTTTTCCTTGCATGATTTTTTTCACCTGGTTCATCTGCTCTTCGCTTGGAAGATGGAAATCTTCTCCTGCCACCATGTACCCCGGTTCTTCTTTTTCTTCAAACATGACTCCGTCAATCAACCCTCGTTCTTTTGCCTGTTCCGCAGTCATCCAGGTCTCATGTTCCATCATGTCCAGGGCTTCCTGTTCGGTCATTCCTGCCTTCTGCATATACGCCCTGCACAGTGCCTGGTCTGCTGTCCGCAGCACTTCCGCTGTGTGTTCCATATCGCTGTGATTTCCGGATGCCCTTGTAGATACGCAGTGTACCATCATCAGCGCAGTCGGCGCCATTTCGCAGTAGGATGCCATCGCCACGATAGATGCGGCACTGCATGCCCTTCCGGTGATGTAGATCTTCACATTTTTTGCGGACCGGAGTGCCGTGTAGATCTCTGTGCCTACTTCGATCACCCCGCCGGGAGATGATACGTAGACCTCGATCTCATCTCCGTCTACCACCTGATCCAGCACCTTCTGGACATCTCTCGGGCAAGTGCTGTCCTCTTCGAACCAGTCGTAGAACCATTTGTAATCATTCGGGATCAGATTCCCTCTGATGTCGATTCTGTGTTTCACCCCTCTCACCTCCCTTCAGCAGATTCTGTATGATGTTGGCTACCGCCATACAGTTTGAGCTGTTCATGTTGCTCAGAGCGGTTTCGATCAGATCAACCACCTGCGTATCCAGTCTTCGGATCGGTGCGTCTCCACCTTCCACCGGTGCCATGTTCATAGTTCCCCGCCATTCATTCGGAGTCATCGCTCCCCGGTCTACCATCGCCTGGAATGCCAGCTTGGTAGTCAGGCTGGCGCACTGCAGGTTGTTCGCTTCAAACACGATCCGGTTCCCGAATCCGCGCTCTTTCCGGCTGAATAATTTAACCGAATAGGTCTCCTGCATCTGTACCGCGATCGGCTCGATCTCCGCTTCGTAGTAGGCGTTCCATTCGTCTTCTGTGTAGTCGCTCTGGACGATTTTTTTGTTAGTGTTAAAAAACGAATAGATCCGTTCCGTGGTGCGGTCGGTCTGTGTCGCATTCGGCACATAATCTTTCGGCTCGATTCTCTGGACAGACGCTTTGGCATCCACACCCGCTGCCCCGAAGGAATCCGTCTCCACGGAAAGATAATTGTCTACGAACTTCTGGACATTCGCCTTGATGTCCTCTTCCCTCATATTCGAGTTGAACGTCAGGAGCCACCGGACGACTCCGCTGTTTTTGATCGCCTTGACAATCCCCTGATCGATCGTGCCGATCACGTTCATCATATCCGTCAGTGCCGGCGCCGGGCTTTCGCCAAACAGGTCGCTCTCGTTGTAATCCTGCCTCAAGTGGATCAGATCCGAATACGGGAATGTCCCGGTATTCCCGTTTGTGTACCAGAATTTCAGGTACAGTTCGCCGCCGGATCCATACACGGCCTGTGCCATCGTGCAGGGAACCGGATAGAGCTGGATCGCTTTTCCGTTCTCATCCCGCACAATCAGAATGAATGCATTGTTATTCAGGCAGAGCTGATTTGCGACTTTTTCCTGCATCTGCTGTCCGGTCATATACGGGTTCGGTTCTGACAGCAAAAACCGGATATTCGCATCCGGATTGACCAGCAGTCCTGTTTTCTTGTCTTCCCGGATATGCTTTCCCACCAGTTTTCCGATGGCTTTCACCTTTGGCCGGATGCAGGCCCGGATGATGTCGCTCTCATACATTTTCCCATTCCAGGAATAGTAAGATTCCCCGGTTGTCGTCAGCATGCTGATTACATTTTTCCCGGCTCCGACATTTTCTCGGTTTTCCATTGTTGTCGGACTTCGCTTCCAAAATGGTCTCATTATCTTCCTCCTCAGATCAGTGACATATATTCGTTGTAATTGTTTTGCAGTACCACATATGCGTCCAGCAACGCAGCCGTTCCATCGATTCTTCTTCTTGGCTTGCTGGTTTTAATCGGCTGGATGTTATCGTTTTTATCGACATCAACCGCCGTATTGCATAAGCACCACTTATCCACCGGATTGTTATTGTAGACAATCAGGTGGTTTTCCAGATCTGCTCCTAACCGCTTCATCGGCTGAGACAGTGTTTTCTTTCCCTGGATCACTGGCACCATGGTATTCTTGCCGAAGTAGTCCTGCATGTCCTCCACAAAATAAGCGGCTGACCATGCGTCATAGCCGATCAGATTCAGGTAGATGTCGTAGGTCTCCTGGATTTCCACAAACCATGCTTTCACGTCTCTGTAAGAGATCTTGTTTCCCTTACACGTTCTCACATAGCCTTTTTCGATCCAGACATCATACGGGATCTTGTCTTCCATCACCCGTTTTTCCACCAGATCTTCCGGCATCCAGTACATAGACATTACATAGATCCGTTCGTCATTCGGTACCTTAAAAATCACCTTCGCCGCCGTCAGGTCGGTGGTGGCAGACAAGTCCACTCCTCCGATTCCGTATCTCGGCTTCAGTTCCTGGACGTCAAACATCTCGGTATTGTTCGCCTGTTCAAATGTCAGCCATGCTTCCGATGATGTCTCGCGGATATTGAACTCCTTGCAGAGTAAGTTCTTGACCAGGAGCGGATTTTTTTGCGCCTTGGCCACTTTCGCTTTTAAGGTGTCATAATTCTTAATGGTCCCCAGTCCCGGATTTGCTTTCTTCCAGCATTTCTCATCCGTCCATTCCTTCCGGGAATCGATTTCGTAGACAAATGCAATGAAATGTTCGTCCTTGTAACCGTCCGGATCTTCGTATCCATTGATCACCATTTCTGCTTCTTCGTACTTCTGATCGTAGATATCTTCCCGGATCGTTCCGGCTGTCGAAGTGATATAGTCGAGTGGCTGCTCTCTGGCAGATACTCCGTCGGCCATGATGTCATACAAAGCCTTGCCCTGTTTCCATTGGTGGATTTCGTCCATCAGGACGCAGTGGACATTCAATCCGTCCAAGGTATCAGAATCTGATGCCAGTGGTTTAAATACTCCGTCGTTATATTCGGTGTCGATCTCTGCTACCAGTGTCTTCGCACGCTTCCGCAGCGCCGGTGACTTCCGGATCATGCGTTTGGATTCTAACCAGATGATTTTACTCTGGTCCTTTTTGGTAGCCACAGCGTACACTTCCGGACCCGGCTCTCCATCTGCCATAAGCATGTACAATCCCACGATTGACGCCAGCAATGATTTTCCGTTTTTCTTCCCCACGATCAAGAGTGCTTCCCGGTACTTCCGGAGGCCGTCATCGTCAATAAAACCAAAGATCACAGCCAAGTGTGCTTTTTCCCATAGTTCCAACCGGACTGGATGCCCTCCGAATTTTCCTTTGGAGTGCCGGCAGTAGTTCTCGGCAAATTCCAAAACATGATTTGCCCGTTTTGGGCTATAAAAATAGACACCCGGATTCCGGATGTCATGTACTACTTTCTTGTATGTTCGGTATACCTTGTCAGAGACGACTTCTTCCCCACTCTGGATCTTCTCCCAGTACTCCAGAATCGGGTTGTAATCATCCGGATATCTAATCCTTTCGTCCAATTACAAACGCCTCAAACCCGTCATTTTTTTCTACTTCCTTCGCCACCTCTTTTGGGAGAAGATCTGTCAGCTGCTTGATCGTTGACATATAATTCTTTACCATCGTGTTATAGATCTCCACTTCGGAGCATTTCTTGACACCTCTCTGGTTCGCTCCGTTCTGGTACTCCTCGGTATAGCCTTTTCTGTTGATGATTCCTCTCAGTTCATACAGTGAGGCCGCCATGAAAGCCGCCTCTTCGATCAGAGACTCCACGGATTTTTTTGCATCCTTGTCCAACTTTCTGTAGATACCGGCAAGTTTCCGTTTCTCTCTTTTTTCCAGTTCTTCTTTTGTCAAATCCCTTTTGCTTTTCATGGTTTTTCACCTCGTTTCTTCCGTGTGAACTACACCCCCTCCACGTGCGCGGGCGTGTGTTCTTTGAAGGTCCACTCACCGGTCTATTAGAAATCACCCTCGATTTTATTTAGGGGGGGATCCGGCTGGAACTATTTCTCCGTCCTCCGAGAAGTCATATTGAACGAGTCCTGGAACATTGTCCTTGCCATGCTCTTTATTATGACATTCCAGGCAATCATATTTTAAATTGCTGAAGCTCAGGGCAATATCTGGATCATTGATATTGTAAGGTGTCAGCTCTGTCCTGTGATGAACGATATATCCTGGAGTCTCATGGCATGTCTCACACATCCCGCCATCAATCCCCTGTCTGTATGCGATATATGCTTTCCTGCATCGCTTCCACTTGTCGCTGTTATAAAAAGCTTTTGCAAACTCTTTTGCCATACTGTTCTCCTCGTTTATCTTATGACATGCAAATACCCCGCACCGTTGTGCAGGGTATTTGTGCGTCTGAGGTTTTGGGAGTTTCCACCAAGATCAGAACCTCTCTTGTTCTTTTCTTGATGATACCATAATACCACTTATACTACTGAACTTCTATGAACTCTTTCGGAAGTTCAAAGTGTGCAAGCGCCCTCCCGTGGATCTTATATATCCATCTTTCCGAAAAATGCATTTTTTCAGCAATTTCCCACCAATCCAGTCCACTTATGTACTTGTAAAAGAGGACATCTTTCTCATTCTCACTCCGGAGCTTTTTGATCTGTTTAGCGATCTGCTGATATGTTTTGATCCTCAAATACCGCTCATCTATCAGTTCCCGTATCATTTCATCTAGATCCGCAGCATATCCCGACAGGTCCCCCTGCCCGCCGCTGCCATGAGGCATCCCATCATTTGCTTTGGCTCCCGGCGTGACTTTCATTTCTCTGAGTTCCGCAATCTCAGCATTGATCCTGTGGATCCGCCTTACATGCTGCCTGTAGCTCCGCAGGTATTCTTTTTTCCTGTCATTCTCGCTCATTGGTTTCTGTTCTTCGTCCATTGGCATCCCCTCCAATTCCGTACTTCTTGGCTATATATTTTGTGGCATCCTTAATCTGGTACGGTTTTCTTTTAAAGTTTTTTCTTGCCTCCTCCCTCACGTCCGTCTCCAGGCAGTCATAGTGATTTTTAATATCGATCTTTTTCTCATGTTCAGTTCGCTTGTGTTTCATTTGGCATCTACTCACTCCCTCCTATCGAACTTACTCAGCAGCTTTGCTCGCCACTCAGGATAATGCTCTTCCGGTTTGTTCTGGTTTCTTGGAATGTACGGTTCCGGCAGTGGCTGCCATGCGATAACGTCATACGCATTCCCGTAATCATCAACCCATATTCCTTCATGGGTGTATTGTAATGTGGTTGGAGTCTTTGCTCCCTCGATCATGACATTAAATTCCGGATACTCATCTTCCATTTCTGGCGCTTCCGGCATCCTCTCTTCCACAGGAATCCATCCGTCACCTTTATTAACAGTAGGTTGCCTTGCTATCATGTTAAGCCAATCAAACGTATCGCTGTTTTCCGTGATTGTGTTCCTAAAATCGTCCAATAATGCTTGTCTGCTTATCAGATCATTGGTAGTCACTTTCTCATTCATGTGCTTTCTGATGATGTCTTTTATATACACTGCAATGCCAGCTGCTCCAAGCTTGAACATAATATCATGATCTTCATTGGTATATTCATCTTCTATTTCATTAATTTCTTCCAGAATCTTTTCTAATTCCTGCATTATTCCAAACCATCCTCCTTTACTTTAGAATTCAAAAATCTCTCCCAAGTACTAGAACAACTATCTGAGCAAATATCTCCATCACATATTCTATCCAGCGGACACTCGTCACAGTCTTCGATGAGTAAATCCATTATATTTCCGATCTTCCACTTCGCTATCATGTCATTCCTCCTCATTCCACATCGGATGCCCGTAGTATAAATAACATTTCTTGCATGTTTCGCACGGTTCTCCGTCACCGTTCAATGTACGCAACCCTGCACATAAATCTTCTTCATAGCCTGGATGCTCATATTTGTGAGCCATATAGCAGTTATCAATTCCCTGTTTTACCTTGATATGCATCCTCATTCTCCTTTCATCAATTCCGGATTATCGAAGATATTTCCGATCACTTCAAGCCAGTCTTCTGAGTTATCCAGATGTATCCCATATGATCCCTCTCTTTCGATGTAATAGACAGCATTTGATCCATATTTGATAAATCCGGTTATTTTTTTATGGTTGAAATATCCCGAAACAATATCATTCTCCCAGATCCGCTTACCGTTCTTGTCTTTCAGTCCGGTATACTGGCAGACATTTTCTGGATCAATATCAAAAACCACTGTATTTCTCGGCATATTCCAATCCGAAAAGCCGTCCTGCATAATAACGTGTTGTTCATCCTCCGGCTTTACACTGTCACCAATGGGGCATATCGTCCTTTTGATGTGATATATGTAATATCCCTCTACCCACTCACCATTATCTATCCGCTTGGCGCGGAATAATATTTCTCGCATTGTTATTCCTCCCATTTCTTCAATCTCTGTCCGCACCACGGGCAGAACATAAACTCAACGTCTTTATCCATATCCGATCCACAAGCACATGTAATGCTGTCATGGTCAAAAATGCTTTGTTTACACATTTTCGCCGTATCCCGCTCCTTCAGCTCCACGATCTGTTCCGGATCAAGGCCGATGTCCTCATAAGGTTTCAGCTCTTCCAGCCGCTTCCTTGTATCATGTGCCATCTGGGCTACGTCAAGCTGACTGGTAAATACTTTGTTGTGTTTATGCTGATCTTCAACTCTTTTCAGTTCTCTGATCATCGTTTCTGTATCCATCTCCGCTCTCCTTTCGTTTGTTCTGTTCGCTTCACGATGTGTTTCCCGTATGTATATGAAATCGTGAAGTCACAATCAAGTATCAAAATAACCGGTCCAATGGACATTTTCTTCCGTCCCTCATGCCATCGCATATGCCATCTTCATCTGCAGTATCCCGGTATTTGCAGTAATTGTCGCAAATCTCCTCGCACACTTTCCGGATATTTTCCATTACTTCGCTCCACTTTTGCTCCCCACATCTCCGGCACTGATCTCTTTCGATCTGTTTTTCATCTATTTCTTTCATTCCTCTGGCACCTCCGGCGTGATATCTACTCCTTTCAAACTTTCTAACACTTTGTCATTCTTCTCGTCTGATCGGAACTGTGCTCTTAATTTGCACACATTATTGGCCCAAAGGATTCCATAAAACGGATTAAAGAATGGATTCTGCACCTCATACTCTCCTTTATCCCGGACTATCATCGCATTATCGATGATCCCCACAAATACATTGTTGACTGGATAAATCCGTCCTGTCTGTTCATCCTGTAAAAGCCTCTGGACCGTTCCCTGCGTTCCGATCAGGAGCACGTCCGTAATCGTCAGTATATCCCTTTTCTGAAATGGTTCCTCGTCAACTCTCAGCGGCAGCTCCATTTCAATCTGGTTTCCTTCCTTTGTGGCCAGGAATCTTGTTCCCGGATCCGGAAGCTCTCCAGTCAGGGAGATAATGTCTCCCAATGTTTTTTTCGCTACAAATTCCCTTTTGATGCTGACCTCCCAGTATGACCCGGCGATATACAGCCAATCATCCTCGGTTCTCCCTACTGCCAGCCCGCTTTTATATGCTTTCTTCATGAGTGCGTTTAAAGTACCTGGTTTCAAAAACATCCTGTTTCCTCCTCGCTTTTAATCTTCTTCGATGGTCCTGCCGTAATCATCCACTTCTTCTTTCAGCCACTCTTCCCAGAATCCAGTTTTTTTCATGTCAGCCAGATTCTCATTCGGCACGTCTCTCATTTTCTTGGCCAACTCAAGCGCCATCCCGTATGGCGTCAATGTGTCAAACCAATCTTTCCGGCTTCCGAACGGCTTGTCCAGGATCTCCGGCCGGTTCATAACCGCAGGGCTGGATTCTGTTTCTTCTTCTTTTTCCTCCTCCGCTGCCTCCGGTTCTCCCGTCTCTCCCGGATCGGCTCCCCGATCGGTCTCTTCGCAGGTCTCATTTTCCACCTCTCTTTCTGGGATTTCCTCTTCTCTTTGCGCCGGCGCAATTTCGCTTTCCGGTTTCTCCGGCACGTCTGGTTCCTCTGGCGGCTCCTGGCTTTCGGCTTCCATTTCCTCCGGCTCTTCTTCCCTCTGTTTTTCCTCTTTGTTCTCTTCCTTTGTGTCTTTCGGTTCCTCTTTTCCCGGGAATTCCGCCTCTTTTTGCGCCGGCGCAACCTCGTTTTCCGGTTCCGGCTCTTCCGGTTCCCCGAAGTAGCTCTGCCATGTCTTGGATCCCGCTGCCACGTTTCCGAAAATACTCTTTGTGAGTTCCCAGAATTCCCACCAGGTCAGGTTCTTCGGATCCGTATTGAACTTTTTGACGGCCACCCGGTTTTCATACATCATCAAAAAGTACAGTCCTTTCTTATAGGACCGGTTTCCGCCCGGATTGACGATCTCCGCAAACTGTTTGATAGTTTCTTCTGTAAATTCCGGCTCTCCGAATACTGCATTGAGGATGTCCGGATTGTCGTAGTAGAATTTTTCTACCAGCTGGCTCAGGTCATCCGCCACGCCTGCTGCCGGCTCCGTCTTATTAAAGCGTTTCAGTTCCCGTATATTCTCCCTTGATGTCTCCGGCTGGATCATAGACCGGTCATTGTCCGGGAGTTTCAGCATTTCTTCCAGCTGGCTTCTTCCCAGTTCGGCAAATTCCGGCCGGAGCTGTTCGGAGTACCCGTCAATGGAGTACTCCTTATTGATGCTCATGAATCGGCTTGTCGTGGATGGTTCCAGTCCATATTCCTCTTTCGCAAATTCCGCAATGCTCTTGTATCCGTCCCGCTCATAGAGTTTCTGATCCTCGATCTGCCGGAGTGCGTATCCGATTCGGACAAAACTCTGCTTGACTCCCAGCAGCTCCTGTCTCAGTTTTCTTTTCATCTCCATCCAGTCATCCAGTGTCATCTGTACATAGTCCATGTTCTTCCTCCTTACGCTATCGCTGCTGTCTCCATCTCTTCCGTCAATGTTCCTGTTTTCAGTTTCATCAGCCAGCCATCGAGCCATACCTGCATATTCTTCTCATCTGGTTTTTTGTCAAATTCTCCGTACCACTGGATGATCCTCGGATACTTGGCATCGACCTCTACCGTGATGTACGGGATCTCCGGCTCGTCTTTCAATCTCACCATCAGGATGTATGTTTGTCCAGTATTATGCCTGTTCAGATATCCGTCCCCGCCGACACAATGATGCAGGATTCTTCCTTCCATGACGATTTCCTCCGCCGATCTTGCCGGCCTGATGAGATAATTTTCGTCTTCGTAAAAATATTTCTTTCTGATGCTTCTGTAAGATTTCCGGATATCCGGATACTGCCTGGCCACTTCTCTGAGGCGTGCTTCTGCCTTTTCTTTGTTTATTTCCATGACCATTTTGTGATGTTCCTCGTCCAGATTTCTCGGGTACTGATATACCGTGTTGTTCAGGTCGTATCCCAGATCCTCTCGCATTTCCAGATAGTCCACATAGGTCGTGGCCACGTGCTGGATCCTTGCTTTGGCCCTGCTGCATTCGGTTCCATACTGGCATCCTGCATACTTCTCAATGCGATTAAGCAGTTTTTGTAATGTCATATATCTTGTAGCCCGCTCTACCTGCATACCGTTTAGTCCTGTTTCTGTCAGATGTTCTATCTGATCCTCCGTCCAGTTCTGTCCAAACCGCTTTTCCATCTGCATGACTTTCAGGGTCTCGACATCTCCCTTTTTCCGGATCAGCTGCTTTACCCTTTCTTTCCGGATTCCCAAAAATACATCCGGCCGGCTTGCATGCTCATTCTCCACAATTCCGTAATAGCATTTGACCAGGTTCTCTACTACTCCGATCAGCCCCATCTTGACCAGGACTTCGATCTGCGGTGTGTGGCTGTATCTTTCCAGATAGTCAATCGGATTGACATCTCCCACGCATTTTACATATTCCTGCAATGCGCTGTACTGGAACATGGTTCCTTCCATCTCTTCGTATGTTTCCGGCATGATCGGTGCCGCATTGATCGTAATGTTATTCATGCCGTACAAGTTGCAGTCATCCCAAAAATCTTCTCCCGAATACGGATTGTGTTTTTGGTAGTCAATCTGCATCTTTTTCCCCGGCTCAAAATAGGCCCTTGCAATTTCTACTCCGGATAGTTTTTCACAGGCATTATACATTTCCGTTCCTTTTTCCCCGCAGATAAGTCCAAGGATCCACGATTTCTCCACTTGCACATACCGCATGACCATTCCGTTTTCTTTGTACCGCTGCCCCAGGAACAAATGGATTTTCCTGCTGTGTTCTCCTTTCACTTTTCCCTGACATTTATACAGGCCACGGGCTCCGCACATCGGACAGGTGCCATACCTCCCCTCTCTCGGTTCTTCCGTCCATGTCTGGAACTGGCTCTCATACGAGATCCCGCTTTTCCACCTTGCGTCTGTCACGCCTCCGCATTTACTGCACGCTATCTTGGCCCAGCATCCATGCTTTTTGTAGTACAGATAATGCTCATTATGGAAATATAGATTGTCCGCCCTGTCCAGGATCTTTTTCTCCGGCAGTTCCTTTGTGTGTGCGATTCTATCTTTCAGTGCTTCCTGCCGGCGCTGATACTTTCTTCTCTCTGCCTTTCTCCTGACCTCTGTCGCAATGTCACTCTGTCTCCTGTCTATGTATTCCCACCATCCTTCTTCTCGCCACACTGTTGTCCCGCAGAATTTTTTAATCCTTTCCAGATCCTCCGGACTCTGAAGGATGTTTTCTTTTTCCATCTTCTCCCAGTACGACGAATCTCCGACACTATTCCAGATCAGCCTTCCATTGTTGTTGTTCCCTGACCGGACATACTGGCGTGTCCATTCTCCCGATTCCGGCCGGTATGTTCCAAAATCTTTCTTTGTGAGCACGATCCTCACCAGGGGAGTATCTTTTGGCTCTTTCTGATTCCGGTACACCTCGAGGAACAGATGCTTTTCGTGTCCCACGATCTTGATGCCTGTCACCCCGATGTATTTCACCTGTTTCTTCCTACTTACTTTCTCCAAACCAAAATATGGTATTTTTTCAATGGCTTTCTTTTTCATCTGCTCCGCCTACTTTCCCATGTAGTAATCTGTGATGATTTTCTTTGCCCTTGCCATCCCAGGGATCCCCAGTGTGACTCTCCCCGCTTTCACTCCTGCTTCTTTTAGGATGTCCTGTCCTACCGTGATCTGATTTGCAAAGGACCATTTCAGCAGAGCCGCAATGCATCCTTTCAGGCTCTTTCCCTTTTTCCGGACCTGATGTGCCAGGATCTCATTCTCCATGCACTGGCCTCTCAGGTATTCCACCCAGTCTTCCATGATTTCTTTCGGTTTCAGTTCTTCCGCTTCCACATCAATCTTTCCCAAGGCGGCTGTCAGCGGATCGCAGAGCACCGGGATGTCCCCCTGCAGGTACATCTCGACAAACTCCTGCATGATTCCGTTCTCCTTGGCCATTTTTTTCAGGCTCTCCTGGTCTCCCTCGTTAAACAGATTGTCCGCCAGTTCGTTAATCTCCTTGTATGAGTTCATTTCTCCAAATTTATCAAACATGGTTGCTCCTCCAATCTCAGACTCTTCTCTTTATCTCACCATTTTGCTCCATCTTCTCCGCATCGGCTTTCCGTGCATTTTTCTCCAGTTATTGGTCATTTCTTTCTGATCTCTGGACATTTTTTGATCAGCTTGGACATTTTCCGCTGCAATCATTATTGCTTTGAGCACTTCCGCCATTGCCTCTCCTGCTTTCACCGCTGCCTCTTCAAGGGCATACATGTTTCTGGTAATGTCACCTCCTGTTTCTCCCATGTCAATCCCGCACACTACAATCTTTTTACTTCTTTCTTCCAGTTCCGGATCCGGTGTCTCCTCCGTCTTCTCCTCCGGCTTCTCTTCCTGCTTTCCCTTCCGGATCCGATCCATGATTCTCTTCCAGATTCCCATTTTAATCCCACCTCCTTATCTGCAATATGGTTTCCGGCGCTTTGACATACTCTTCCAGTGCGTCAATCGCTTCATTCCCTCCGTAGCACACCAGTGCCAGATATCCACGGAGTGTCAGTTTTTCCAGCCACTCCTTTTGGCTTTTGCTTGTTCGGTTCTCCCCGACTTTCATCTCGATGTACAGACCGGCATATCCGGCGTGTGGGGCCGGCAGCACCAGGTCCGGCACTCCTGCCCGTACCCCCATCCTTTTCAGCTTGGCCGCCTCCGCCCTGTTCCTGCTCCCGCCGTTTGGCACATGGTAGAGCATTTCCAGATCCGGATACGCATTGCACATCAACTGCGCCCACCGGATCACTTTCTGCTGTTCTTCATCTTCGGATCCGGTGAGCTGGATCCGGCCGTCTGGTGTCTTTCTTTCCTTCACCCGGTAATTTCTCACTTCTTTCTCCTCCATTCGTTGATCATCTCTATCGTTTCGGTCCATTCTCTGGTAAAGTTTTCCTTTTCTTCCAGAGTCATGGTTTCCGCTGCCGTCTTCTGATATGTCGTTATGTGTTGTTTATTTAAAAAGTCCCGGAAGGACCTGCTGCTCCCGATCTCCCATTTTTCCCTGGCGATCCGGTATGCCTCTTCTGCATCATGATCCCATGCAATTTCTATGACTTCTTCCAGATGCTGTCGCAAGGTTCTTGCTGTTTTTCTTGGCACTTTTTCCACGGTCGGTCCTCCTCTCTTTAATTTCTACTTCTCCGGTCTCCAGATTCAGGATATACGTTTCTTCCGGCTCTCTTGCTCTGCCCGCCTTATGATCCGGTAACTTTACAAGCGTATAGGAAAAATACATATATCCTGTGACTTCATGCCAGGCTTCTTTGATGCTTTCTTTGTCCACGTACCATCCGGCCGGAACCTCAATCTTATGGCTGTATGCATTCCGTCCCCGGATCACTCGTTTTTCCGGTTCCGGGATGTGCAGATTGCGACTGCTGCAGTACCGCTTATTGATAAATCCCTGCTCCGTTTTCATGGTTTTGTCGGAGTATTTGATAAAATATCCAGCCAGTTTCCGGTACTGTCCGCTCTTGTCCAGCGGCTTAATGCTGATCCAACCTTTTTCCCATAGATCTCTTATGATGTGTGATATATTATTAATCCCGTTTATGACGATATGGATATGCGCCGCCCCTCTCTCTCCTTTTTCTGCTGTCCATATGTATTTCAGTTCCAGCCCTTCTTTCCGGTACCGCTTCCGCATCTTCCGCAGGAGTGTCCGGATGTCCCGGTTCAGCGTCTCCCGATCTGGCCGCTCCTCTTTCCGGTAGCTGAGTGTGAGGTAGTAGTCCTCTCCGGAAAAATTCGCATTCATCAATCGGGTGAGTTTCTTCTCGGCCATCCTCCTGTTCACCTGCCTCTGCGCTTCTGGAGTCCTGTTCTCTTTCTTTTTTCGGCTCCCTCCCTTCTGGTCAAATCTATATGAATAATAAAATTCATATTCCTTCGTCAATCCTGCCCTGCAGGTTGTCCTGATATAAGGCATTTCCTCTTCCCTCCCTGCCCCATCCGGTTCTTGAAATAATATCCTTATCGAGTCTTAAAGGGGATTGCTCTCCCCTTCCTTTTTCGTCCGTATCCGTGTGATTCCGGATGGTTGATTGTGTTTTCTTCTTTCTTATGCTATACTCAAGTTGTTCTGATATATGGCATACCCGCCCGCGAGTCACCCTCGGACTTCGGGCGGGTATCCTTATTTTTTATTCTTTTTGCGATCTCAGACAATTCGGTACCCGGTTCCTTTTTTCTCCGCTTCTCTTGCGGCATACTCTTCTACCTCCTGCTGTGATCCATACAGGCACCCGATATCTCCGTTGTCGTACCGGATAATCCAGAGAATCGGTTCTTCCGATTTTAATTTTTCTAATTTGATTTTTCCCTTTGAATCTGTCATAATAAAGTTGGTTATTTTTGTGAGTGCATATGTGGATTGCCGTCCCTATGCACTCTTTTTCATTTCCTGCTGCCATTTTCTTTTTCGTAGTTCCCGGATCCGGAGATACCTGTGCTCCCGGCACTGGACACAGCGGTACGCCATATAGCAGATTGCCATTGCTTCTCCGGAAATCAACATCCACAGTATAAACATGGTGAACGTCATGGATCCGTTGCTGTATCCACCTACTGTTGCGATCAGCACCATGAGCGCCGTACCACCAAGCAGTCCGAAAATGTCTTTCAGGATTGCGTATTTTCTCAGTTTTCTTCTGTGCATGGTTTCTCACCTCCTTTTGCTCTACGGGCCTCTTCGATGATCGGCCGAAGTTCTTTTAATTCCTTCCGGATCTGCTCTGCTTCCTCTGCATATTCTGGCTGCCAACTGACGCCGGAATGATCCATGATCCACATCAGCCTGTTGACCAACCTCATGTACCTGTTCATTTCTTTTACCGTCATCTTGACTCTCCTTTTCAATTGGTGACAATTTGTCACCGTTACGATACAACCTCTGTATAAAATCCCATTGCTTTGGCAATTTCCTGCGGATTATACGGTGGCACATGCTTCTTTCCGTTTTTGGACTTGAGCATGTCTCTGTAGTTGTAATAGTCCGTAAAAGCCAGGATATTCACCCGTTTCAGGTTGCCATCGCTTAAGATCCCGTAATTTCCGTATCGGTCTTTCTGATCTTCCATCTCCCGGACGATCGTTCTGACCGTCCGATCGCAGACATGGAACTGCTCCGCCAACTGCGGGATTGTAGCGATTGCGTTTCCGTGTAAGATTCGCATTGATGTTATGTTCACGCTTCATCCCTCCTTCTCTGTTAATCTCTTGTCATCCTCCATCCAATCTCCTATACTTGAAATACAGGCACCGCCATGCCGAGTACAAAAGAAAGGAGGATTCCTCATGCTTACAAAGGAAGCTAAAACTGTCCTATATCACATGTATAAAGAATACCTTGTGCGCCGTGATAATAAGGTTTCAAGAGCTCAAGCCAAAGATTTTGGCTCTGCCGAGTCGATCCGCGCTTTACTTTTCCCCGATTGGTCTCTTGACGATATCGAAGATGTACTTCGCGAACTTGATCGGAACGGCTTTGTAAATAACTTGTATGCTGACGATACAGTTTATCATTGTTCTATTTCTGATTCTGCCGTTGTCAAAATGGAGAACCAGAAAAGAGACGCCTTATTATCTGTCGCAGATTTTATTTCAAAATTTATTCCTTAATCACAGTCCAGTCGTCAGCCATCAGGTCATCTGCCGTTGGATTCCACCATCTACATGCTCTATCAATTCTTTCGCCTTTCATTACAAGTAATAAACAAGTATCATACGAATTGGTCGGACGGATTGCAGAATATGTGTCTGATTCTGTTTCTTTGGCAGATGCCCTGATAATCAAGGTATTTTTTTTCAAGGCTTCCCTTACAGCTTCATGTATGTACATCTTTACAGCCCCTTT